AGCCGGCTTATGAGGTCGAGTATCAAATTTTTTATACACAGAAATTGTCGCGAGGATGTTCCACCAGGCATTCGTCAGGCCATTGTTGCCATTCACGTACGACGGGCCAGCGATGCCGCCGTTGTTCAGATTGCCGCGCCGGAGGAGCTCCCGGGCTGACTTTTGGCCAGCCGAAGGAGGACTTCCTGTATGCCATCCCTCTGCCCAATAAGCTTTATCGCCACCGCCATATGTCACTGGATACATAACTCCTTTACCAAAATCAACCATCTGCTCTTTGATGTATTTCCACGCATTGTCCGTTGCAGGAAAACTTCCAACTTTTACATACGAACTAATTATTGTATCTGTATTAGTTGTTAACAATCTGGCATCATCACATCTATAATATGTACAGCTTGTATTTCCATCAGAATCTGTCTCTATAATATGAACAGAGTTTCCAGATACCGAAAGGCCTCCCGGCATAATCTCAATGCCATTAATCTTGCAGATATTCTTTCCATCTGTATTGGATACTGGGCTTCCATCGTAACCCTGTACGGAATCAGTGGATCCCGTCTCCCAATGCATTGTACTTACCTTGTAACTTGTTTCCGTCGTAAAAGGTGCTGCAACATCAAGCACCAATGCACTATGTGTTTCATCCACAGCTTCAATCGCCGTGATTTTTACGCTATCAACGATATTATGCATATAAGCATAATATCGATCATAGTTCGTATTTGAACCTGGATTTCCAACACTGACAAATGAACCAACAACAAAATAATTCGCCTGATCTTTTGTGAGAATTACTCTCTTTGTATTCTCTTCAGCAACCGCAACATTATACTGATTACTGTAAGCTGTGCATCCTCTCATATAGGCCTGCAGATCTTTTGTTCCGTACTTAATCATTGTCAACGCCAGAACCCATGCGGCATCAACATCTGTTTCAAAGCAGTATGCCGGACCCTGTTTTCGTGCATATGCAAAATTTGCATACGAAGGTTTGTTTCTGACGGGTTTTCCGTTGGTTACATATGGAACACCATCAATATCCACTGCTGCTCCTTTAGGATGGAGCATCCATCCCTGCACCGTATTGTCTGGACGAACACATTCTTTCATCGGAACATATCCTTCTTCTTTTCGAGGAAGCATGGACCAATGATGCAGCCAGCCATTGTCTTCTGCATTTCGCTCTTTTTTGTAATAGAGTCCCATGTTCATGATTCCACGGTTGACTTTTCCTGTCGTCTTATATCCCGGCATTCCCTCAATTGCGGTAATTTTCTGGTTTCCATCATCATCGAGGATCCAGTTCACTTCAATCGGGCGGAATGCTTCGAGAGTTCCAATTTGGTCTTCTCCAGCTATCGTATTTGTGGACGGTGTGCAGGTAAGACCAGACAGAGCATCTAAACGATTTACCGTGCAGGCCTGTGTAACATCCGGATCAAGTTCTTCTACCGTATAGATTTCTCTCGTACGGCGCATAGCATAGTAGCGCTCAATTGCACTCTCTAAAGTGCCACCAGCTGCATTAATAGCTGCCAGCTGCTCAGCTGCTACGCTTTTAATCCCCTGTGTCTGTGTTGCTGATTCAGCCTGTACATTTTTAATTTCAGATGCACCTGTATTATTGATCTCAGTTTTTCTCGCATCGATTGTGTCGTTTATAGCTTTCTGAGACGCATCCACCATAGATTTTTTTGTTGCAGTGATTTCATTTTTTATCTCCCCCGCTTTTGTATCTACGGATTTGTTTATGGTTTCTATTGCACTCGTTGTCTTTTCAGAAAACGTATTGTCCAGTCCAGCAATTTTATCATTTACATTTTTCTCAGATGTCGCAGCGGATGATGCAGCCTTTTCAGCCGCATTTTTGTATCCGGCAACAACATCTTTTGCATTCTCCGCATCTCTGGCCGAAGCTGCTGCTGCTCCGGCTGAGTTCGAAGCCGCCTGTGCACTTATTTCTGAAGCCTTTGCACTTGTCTCCGCCTCAGATGCTTTTTCTTTTGCTGTCCTGGCCGCTTCTTTAGTTTCTGTCACTAAGTTTTTGAAATCTGGAGTTGCTTCTCCCGGTACTGAAGAACAGAACCATCTGTCTGTACTTTCGCCAGGAGATGGGCGCACACCAATCGTCCCGTTTTCCAGGCATACATATGAGCCGCCCTCGTATGAAACCATATCTAAGAAGTTGTATGTTTTAGAGTCAGAGTAGCTTCCATCGGGGTTTGTCGTAACATTTCCCATGTTAGTCCACTGGCCACTTCCTGTTGTTTTATTTGCCATTAACCTCTATCCCTCCATTTGTATTCGAGCTTAGAGCCGTTAAGTCTAAACTCTATATCCGTTTCTTCTGGATTATTCCGCATAAGAAGACAAGGAGGCTGAATGCGAAACTCGACAAAGCACACATTTCCATCCTCGCCTTTCAGATCAGCTTCCTTTTCTTTTACATAAGCATCGATATCATTCTTCGCATCTTCCACCTGTCCAGGGATTCCCATTACCGCCTGTTCTGCCTGATGTGCATAATATTTTGCGTTATCCATAAGACTCTCCGGATCTTCTGCCAATCCGACAGCGAATCTCTCAGCCAGCTTTCCGTATTTCTGGACATTCATATTTGTTGCGTCAAAATATCTGAGAATCTGTTCAAAGTAGTTCTTAGCTTCCGCTACGGTATCGCCAGAAGTATAGCCGGCATTGACTACGATAATGGCAACTTTATTTGTCACCATGAAGTCTCCTGCCATTACAGAAACATAGCAAACCCCGGAAGTCTTAAAAAAGCTATCCGGGATATCACATCTGTCTTCTTCTAACAGCTTTGGCTCTTTCGTTCCTTCTGCGTTTTCAAACACAGCTGTTTTTGCCAGCCCATCCCAATCCGTAGAATGAAACTGAAATACTGCCGTAAACACATTTTTGATGCCTTCTGTTGCGAAAATATTCTCCGTTTTTGAAATCTTGAGGTTTTTGACATTAAAGATAACTTCTTGTTTTATCATTTAAAACACCTCTCTTTTTTACCACATTTTTCCGATATTATCGTTTTTTGTTATTTAATATCGAAAATCGTTATAAACTGCACAGCATATCCCATTCAGGTTTGCTGATAATGTTAAGTGCCCATTCTTCCGGTACATGATTCTCCATATGCTTGTCGATATTATTTTTCTCATAATAGTGATTCCAGAAATAAATATTTCCCAGCGCACGTGCTTTGTGCATATCGCAAATATAAGTTGCTCTTGCATCCGGTGTACCGAACACCTGATAGTTGTATGCAGTACACCAACTACAGCCTTCTGCGACAGGACAGTTAAAACACTCGTCCGTACTCTGTGTTCTCCGATCAATTTTCTTGAGGCATTCCACACGGCATTTGTGACATTCGCACTGGCAGATTCCTGTATCCACATCTCCTATACTATATGGTTCCTGCTGCCCCGCCAGAGAGCTTTCCATATATCTCAGACATGGATAAATGATGCCGTCCGGATCCACGGCCAACATTACTCCATTCCCGCCGCACCAGTTTTCAAGGTCGTCAGGCTGCTTCGGGTGGAAGAAGTTTTCCTCGAACAGTGAGATGTAATAATCATTTTCCATATCAAGATTGTGTTCCAAGATATAGTCTGCAAGTTTTTTCAACTGATCGTAAAGAACAGTCGCATGTACCATCTGCCATCCTTCTTCGTAGACGCAGTTTGCATTGATCTCGGTATATCCGAGATCGATCATGTGCGTAATTGCATCATACACATGCATCACATTTGCAGGAGCTATCGTAACCTTGCTACCCATATATCCACCTTTGTTTACCCAATCTTTCGCCGCTGAAATTGCCAGATCATAAGATGGCCGTCCATCCGGAAATACTCGGCAGGAATCGTGAAGTTCTTTATTTCCGTCAACAGTCACAGAAAAAGACAGGCGCTGATTCCATTTCTGTAAAACTCTCTGTACTTCCGGTTCGAAGTAGCACACTCCATTCGAACATATGGAAAACATCGTTCTCGTCAGCCACGGATGGTTTAATTCGATCATCCTGTTAATCGTGTAGCTGCAGATCTGGTCAATTAATTCAATCTCCAGCAGGGGTTCCCCACCAATAAAATCAATGATAAGCCCAGGGCTTTTTTGAGGATTTATGTAATCACCCACGCCCTTATCGCCAGATAACAGCAGATCAACCATTTTCTTTGCTGTTTCAAACGACATCTTCTTTTTTCCCTTGTGCATCTGATAGCAGTATTTACATGCCAGGTTACAATCGTCGGTGACCTGAAATGTCACTGTCTGCGTCAGGACCTTTTCTTCCCCTGCTGGTTTATGAAGTTCAGGATATAACCGGCTCAGTTTTTCAGAATACTGTTCTGTTCTTCTCATTCAATCCCCTCAATTGTACAATTGCACAAAATATCTACTTTTAATTCAGCTGTTCTGTATTCCAGATTCCATCTGATCTTATGACCTTTCAGCGTATCTGGAACATACTTTCGCTCAAGTTCCGTCACAGCCATCTTAAACTGTGCATCCAGCTCCACTCCCTGTTTCTGATACGCCTTAAAAGTTTCACTGTTGACAACGCCAGGATCATCCATATGTGATTCGATGATTCTCTGCAGGACATCTTTAGTAAATCCCCTTTCGTAGTCCAGTCTTTCGATGTACTCTGCCTCTTTGCTGTCTACTTTAATAATTACTGTTCTCATTTTTTCCTCCTAATTAAATGAATATATCGGTGTAGTCGCCTGTCCGTAGCACTGATTCCTGCAGGTCCCGCCACAATCACTCTGACAGCTTGATGCACAGGATGTAGAGCATCCTCCGCAGCTGGTTCCGCAGCCTCCAGAACAATTGCTTTTGCAGGTTCCCATGCAGCTATCTGTGCATCCGGAACCACAGGAATTTCCACAACCCGAACAGCCGCTACAGCCAGTACAAGACTGAGCGCAGGAAGCTGTGCACTTATTATCACAACCCTGACAAGTACCAGAACAGGTACCAGAACAGGTACCGGAACAGGTACCGGAGCAGGTACCAGTGCAAGTATTACTGCATCCTTCGCAAGTCCATGTGCATGAAGAATAACATCCGCCTTCGCACCAGGTATTGCAGTCGTTCATACAATTCGCTGTGCATGTCGTGTTGCAACCGCCTTTGCATCCACCTGTGCAGTCATCAGCGCATGTCGAAAAGCAACTGTTTCCGCATCCGCCTGTACAGTCTGCGCAGGTGTCCGAACAATTTGCTGTGCATGTCTGAAGGCAATCCGTTTTGCATCCTGCCTCGCAATCATCTGCGCATGTCCGTTGACATCCAGTACATTCGTCCGAACAATTGTGATTGCACTGCTTTGTGCATGTTTTATCACAAGTACCAGAACAGGTGCCGCTACATATCGTACTGCAATTTCGCGAGCAGGAAGTCCCGCATCCGCCGCAGTTGCCAGACGCTGTGGACTTACAGCTCGTTGCACAACTCGTTCCACATCCTTTTGAACACGCCATAGATATCACCTCCTCTCATTATGTAGTCATCGCGCCGGTTGTACATCCGGAACCACAGGTATGTGTGCATCCAGAAAAACAGCCATCTGAACAACCACCGCAGGATGTAGAACAGCCATCTGAACAACTCTTTGCGCAAGTGGTATCGCAACCACCAGTACACCCAGTGCATCCCTGACAGCCAGATGTGCAAGAACCTACACATAACCCCGTACAGAGTCCTCTGCACCCACTATCACTTGCCTGCTTATCTATTTTTGCAAGGGTATCAACAAATTTCTCCGCCTGATCGACGATCACATCTGCTCCACTATGACTCTGTTGCAGGCTGTTATCCTGCAAAAAATCCGCTACATTAAGCAGCGGATCAATAACCTTTTGTATATGTTCATCTGTAATGTCTCCCCCAGTGACCGGAACAGCATTATAATCATAATTTGCAGCAAATTTATTCATTGAAGCGCTTGAACCATGCTCCACACAGCTTCTCCTTGCCATTTCTTTTTTTACTTTTGCCCGCAATTCTACAAGTCTCTCTGCTGATATCATATAGCCACCGCCTACAAACTCGTGATTGCTGTCTGAGCCGGCTGAAGCATGACATAATCAACGGACACCGTTATATTTGCGCTATTTTTCAGCAATCTCGCAGTAATAGTAACCGTATCATTCAATTCAACATTAAGTCCAAACGTCTGATAAACTCCTGCTCTTTCAAACATATTTGCAGTAATAGTTCTGGTTTCCAATATCGCTCCGCCAGACGTTACATTTAATTCGATTAGCCCGCCGTTATTTGAATTTGAGTTCACTTTCACTCTAATCAACAAGCTATAGAGTCCTTTTCTGAGACTATTGATTGCTTTTTGAAACAGTGTCTGTACTGATGCTGTCGACGACGTTTTCCTGATAACGCTGAACTGCGCGCTTGCATCTACGATATTTGCATCCGCCGACAACTCTGGTCCTCCATAGGTATTGTCAATCGCAAGTGTGTC